GTGGAACAGGAGGCGGCCATCTTCGCGGGTGGTCACTACCCGAAGCCTTTCACGGTGACCAGCCACAAGGGCGAGAGCTACCCGAAGGGCGACTACGTCCTCGATCCGCGCTCGTTCGAGGTGACCGAACGCGGCAAGTTGGTGCTGTCCCGCGTGCGCCTGCTGCCGACCTCTGGTGTGGGCAAGTAAGCCTGACTGGCCTTTCTACGGCGTGCCCCTTGGTCGCAGGCCCAAGCTCGGGCAGGGGGCACGCCAATCTCACGGGAACACGCATGGACACTGAAACGCTGCTTGGGTTCTTCCTTGGCTTTTCCCTCGGGGCGATGCTTGTCGCACTGGTTGCGTACGCAGTGAGCTTGGTCGATGGGAGCAACGAGGAATGAAGGGTATCGCACTCCTGGGAATGGCTGCTTCCGGATGGTTGTTGTACCGCGCCGGTAGTCAGCACGATGTGCTGTTCACCGTCCTTGCAGGTCTGGCCCTTGCCCTGAACCTCGGTGTGTACCTCACGAGTGGTCGATCACGCCGATAGGGAACAGCCGCTTCATGCCTCAACAAGAAGACCAACCGGAACCGCTGTATGTCCAAGGCTGTGCTGCCGAGCATATGCAGCCGGAGGGCGTATGCACTGTCCCGGTGTGGTTGCCGTATCCGCAGCAAGTGTTGCCGCCCCTGTCACTTGCAGACGGCACGCTCGTAGCCTTCGCCATCGTCTCGGTGTGGGCCATCGGCGTGAAAGCGCGCCTCGTGTTCCGCGCGGCGCGTACAGGGGTTTTCTGATCATCAAAGGAGTTTCCAATGCGTACCAAGTTGACCCGTTACATGAACAGTGCTGCCGGCAAGGTCTCGGCGGTCGGTGCTGGCCTTCTGGCCTCCACTGCGGCACTGGCCCAGACCAGTTCGCCGGGTTCGGCCATCGCCGCCGAATTGTCGGGCGGCAAGTCCGACGTGATGCTGGTGGTGAGTGCGGCTGCCATCATCATCGGCCTGCTGGTGCTCTGGGCCTACGTCAAGCGCGCCAAGTAAGCGTATGCGGGGCGCTTGGGCCGCCCCCCAGGGAGAAAAGAGGACATGGGCTACTTCATCATCATTGGCATCTGTGGCGCGTGCTGGCTCGCGTTCGAGGGGCTATGAGCCTCATCGAATACGCCAAGCGCGCTGCTGTAAGGCGCGTGGTGTATTTGGTGATCGCCGGCCTCATCGCGTGGGCCGCGTCCTACTGTGGCTTCGCCCGTGCCCAAGGAGCGGCGTTCCCGAACTGCTATAGCGCCTCGCAGGACATGCAGATGTGCGCCGACATGCAGCACGCCCGCGCAGGCGTTGAACAGGCACTGGCGGCGGCATGGACGCAGATGCAGCAGCAGAACCAGACCCAGTACGCTACCAAGTGCATCTGGACGAATTACGACAACCGGAACGTCTCTGGCGGCTGGTCCTACTACCCGAACTGCGGCAACGGGTTCACCGGCCTGTCGATGGTCAACCACGTTAGTCGCGGTGCTGCCGCCGGGTGTCCCGCCGGTACTGCCTACGACGCGGCGCTTACGTGCAAGACCCTGTGCGACACCGGATCATTCCCTGACCCGGGCAATCCCGGCCAGTGCTTGAGCGACGCGCAATGCACCGCGAAGAACGTGAACCAGCAGGGCACCGGGTCGCGCTTCTTTGAAGAGAAGTGCATTCAAGGCTGCCTGCTCAAGTGGCAGCCCGCCAGCGGCTCGTCTTCCAAGAAGGAAATCTGGAACGCGAACGGCACCAGCGCCGGCATCAAGCAGATATTCACCGGCAAGTTCCAGTACGTGCGGGCCTGTTCGATGGACGCCACGCCGCCCGACAAGAAATCCACCAACGTGGAGGACGCGCAGCCTTCACCGAACGAATGCGTGCAGGCCGGCACCCAGACCGCTTGCATCAAGCCGACAGGTGAGATGTGCGCCAAGGCCAGCACCGGGCGTGAGTTCTGCTGGAAGCCGCACCAGACCGGCGAGAAGACCGACAAGAACGTGTTGCAGACCAAGACGCCGGGGGAGGGCACCACGCCGGGGACCATCGCCCTGGCGAACGGCGATACCGCGACCAAGTCCAAGGACGACATCATCGTAAAGGAGACGAAGGGCGGGCAGACCTCGACCACGCAGATCAGCACGTACACCACGGCATCGGGAGCGAATGCGGGTTCGTCGAACATGGGTTCTAACGCGGCCTCGGGTACGGGTGCCGGGGCAGGGCCGAACGGTGGCGACGAGGGCGAGGACGACGACAACAAGGCGTCCGGTGGTGCCGACTGCGACGCCAAGCCCATTGTCTCCGGCGACGAGGCGCTGGCAATGGTGGCGGATCAGGCGTGGTATACCCGCTGCGCGGTGGAGGCTGGTAATGCGGCCAAGGTCACTGGCAACGTGGACGACTGCACGCAACCGTTCACAGTCGAGGGTAGCAACGCGAACGCGGTGAAGCTGCGTGCCATGCGCGAGCAAATCTGCGGTCAGCCGTACTGGACCAAGGGCGGCAAGACGGACACGCCGGGTACCGGTGAAGGGCCAACGTCGGGGCAGGGTAAGCGATTCGGGCTGGCTTTCGGTACTGAACGGCTCGACCGCGAACCGCTGTTCGGCGGCGGTCAGTGCCCCAGCTTCTCGATCACGGTCATGGGAAGGACGGTATCGAGTTCCGAACTTCCGCAGTGGTGCACGATCGTTTCGATCATGCGCGTTGCGGTCCTGATCGTTGGCGCGTTTACCGCCATCGGCATTCTGACTGGAAGACTGATATGAACGCCATCAGCAAGGTGTGGGAGTGGATCACCGACGGCATCAAGTGGTTCTTCGGCTACGTCGAAGAGATCGGCGGGGGCTTGTTCCTCAAGCTGTTGAACAGTGTCGGCCTGACGATGGTCAGCTTCGACGTGGTGCTGCCGCAACTCAAGAACTACGTCACCCAGTTCGCATCAGGACTCCCTGCTGAGGCCATGCAGTTCCTCGGTGCCGTCGGCTTCGGGGAAATGATGTCGATGATCCTGTCGGCCCTGACGGTGCGCTACACGGGCAAGATTTTCTTTGTTCCGACTGCCGTTGCGGACGCGATTCAAGGTGGCGCGCCGTGATCTTTTGGTTTACCGGCCAGCCGGGGCATGGCAAGTCCAATCAAGCCTTGAAGATGGCATTCGACTTCAAGGCCAAGGGCCGCGAGGTGTATGTCTGCAACGTCCGCAAGTTCGATTACGCCAAGGCGGGCATGCACGAACTCACGTCGGAGCAGTTCCGTGACTGGATGAACGTGGTTCCGGACGGTGCTGTGGTGTTCGTTGACGAAGCCTATGAACACGATATGTTGCCGAAGCGTGCGCCAGGAGCCAAGGTGCCCGAGCATGTCCAGCAGTTGGCGAAGCATCGGCACCGCGGCCTGGATTTCATCTTCGTCTGCCAGTCGCCCGACAAGCAGGTCGATAGCTTCGTGCATGACCTCATCGAGCGCCAGATTCACGTCCGGCGTCGCTTCGGCACGCCTTACCTGCATCTGCGCGAGTTCGACCGATTCGAGCGCAACCCCGAGAAGGCGCAGCCGCTGACGATCCGGCGCACTACGTTCTGGAAGCCAGCATTCGATGTGTACGAGTCCACTGTGGCAGACACCAGCGAGCGGCGGATACCGTGGTACTTCTTCGCGCTTCCGGTCGGTTTGATCGCGCTCGCTGGGCTGGCGTACTACATGAACTACCGGCTCACGCACGGCAAGTTCGGAGCGGAGCATGAACCCCTGCCTGTAGCGGCCAAGCCCGCCGATTTGCACGACCGAACGGAGCCGTTAGGCGACGGTCGGGAAGTGCAAAAGCCAGCGACGCAGGCCCAATACATCCAGCAGTTCACGCCCCGCGTACCGGGTCAGCCGTGGAGTGCGCCCGTGTATGACCACTTGAAGGTCAGCTCCGAAGCGCCTCGGGTGTTCTGCATGACCAAGGGCACCGGGGACGATGCCACTTGCAGCTGTTACACCGAGCAGGCGACGCGCTACCGCCTGGATGCCGAGCGTTGCAATCTGATCGTGAGCAACGGCCAGTATGAACCGCTGCGTGACGAACTGAACTCGCGCCTCACCGACGGTCGCAACCAGCAAATGCAGGCGCTTGACAGTATCGACAGGCGCAGGAACGGTGATCTTGCCTCGTCGATGGAAGGTGAACCAGCGGGTGGCACCGTCATTTCGGCACCTGCCGGCGTCGGTAATGGCCGCACCGAAGCATCGAGCCTGTCGCCCATCGGCGGCATCTGATACCTGCGCCAGCCCCGCGCGGGGAGCGCGCTGACCGTTTCGACCCGGTGACTGTCTGCCGGCGTGTGAACGATCTGCGATCCTGGCTCAACGATCCTCCGCCATCCTCCTGCTGACCCGCTGTTCCTCGCGCCACACGACGCTGCGGGCATGCATGATTCGGTCCAGCGTGTGCGGCCCGATCCATTCCCCGTGTGGGTTGATGAGACGCCCGCCAGCGAGCCGCCAGCCGGACCAAGGGCCGCTGAGCGTGTGGTGGTTGTAGGCGTCCCGGTAGGCCCGCTCGAAGGCGCAGGCGTTCGGGCAGGGTTGACCATCAGGCCAGCAGGGCGGGCGTCCGTGCATGGCGGAAGGCTACTTGCGCGAGCGTCAAGAGTTCGCGCAGTTTTCGCATAATGTCTACTGTGCTCGGCCGTTCAGCATGACCGTGCCCGACGTTGGCCAACGCATTTTGCGCGAAACCGGCCCCCACCAGCAGGGTGATCGACGCGGCGGCGGATAGCGTCTTCGCCACCCTTTCCCATGCGCGGCGCGTGTCGCCTTGCGCCTGTTCTGCCGCGATACGTGCGAGCCAAAACCCCTCGTTTTCTCGGGCAATTTTGGCAATCGTGATGACGTGGTGATCCGGCATCGGATGGACGTCATTGCGCCATGCGCTCACGTTTGAGCGCGTGACATTCAGGCGGCGAGCCAGCTCTGAATCCGACAAGCACACTTTCTTTGCTGCGTCAAGCAATTCTGATTTTGCGCCCATTGCTTCGAAACCTGTTGACAGTCGTTGCAAGATCACGTTACATGCGGACTGTCGACATATCTGTTGAAACGCCCGGTCCCCATCGGGCACCCCTCCCGGCTGCTCACCCAGCCGGCGAGGGTCCAACACGGTGAGGTGGAGGAAGGGCATGACCAAGCAAGAATTCCGGACGGCGTACCAGCGCGAGCGCATCTCGCAGCGGATCGACAGGCTGCTTTTCGCCATCACTGGCGCTTCGGTCTCCATGATCTCTCGTCCGTTCGACGCGGCGGCTGACTGCCATTCGGCTCGGCGCATCGGCGATTACCTGCAATTCCCGGCATCGACGGACGGTGTCACGCGCAAGTTCCGTTCTCGTGCCTTCCGCCCGGTGAGGCTGCCGGCATGACCCAAATACACGAAGCAGGCGCAGTCCTGGTCGCCCTAGGCGCGTTCGCAGCGATCCTTGTTGCGGTCGGCACCATGCGGATCGTCTACGTGCTTCACGACATCCCCGGCGCACGAGACCGCATTCACTGCGCTGCGCTGGAAGCCTACGGCGCAGAACTGCTCCGGGCCAACGGGTGCCGCCAGTGAGCGGCGTGCCGGGTTGCCTGCTCCGTCACGCGCCCGACGAACTGGTCGCGCTCTGTGGCCGCGTCGTCGAGGCCAATCTTCACGCCGAACTTGCCATGAGCGAAGCCGGCGAGCTGTATTGGGCGGCGCACCATGCCGACACGGCGGAATGCTGGTCCGGGATCGCGTTTGCGGCCTCCCGCGAGCATGTGCGGAGGCGTCATGGCTGACGGCACGAGCGCAGCGAGTGCGGGGCTTGTCCCCTCTAAAACAACGTCAACGCGGCGCTGCATCGGTGCAGTGACACCGGAGCGTCAGCGACGGGCACGGATGAAGCGCATGCGGCGGACGGTGTTGAACTCGTGCCGGATGCTAAAGCATCAGCGGCACGGCTTACGCGACAAGTGGAAGATGGTCACGCTCACCTACGCACCTGGCGTGCAGTGGACCGCGTGCCATGTGCGCGAGTACCTCAACCGCGTTCGCATGTGGGTGGCTCGGCGTCGCTGGCACTTCGCCTACGTGTGGGTGATGGAGCTGCACGAGTCGGGCATTCCGCACTACCACGTCCTGATCCGCATTCCGTACAGAGGCACCTTGCCGAAGTCCGACAAAGTGGGCTGGTGGCCGCACGGCTCGACCAACACGATCACGGCGAAGAACGCCATCGGCTACATCGCCAAGTACGCCAGCAAGGGCACCGAACACGGCGACTTCCCCAAGTCGGCACGCATCCACGGTGCTGCGGGCCTGACCCAGCAATCCCGCCTGTACGTGACGCACTGGAACCGCCCTGTGTGGCTGCGCCAGCACGTACCCGACCCCATCCGCACCGTTCGCCTTCGCGGCGGGTTCTTGGTGCCCTCAACCGGCGAATTCCTGCCGACACCGTTTGAGGTCGAAATCGTCGGCGGGGTTCCTCTCATCTACCTCAAGGACCAATGA